CAGCTGCAAAGTACATTTCGAGCGGTGGTTTTCCGGTGTGTTCTGAGTTGGTCTGTAAGTTTTTATGCAAAGCCGGGCTGATGCCGACATGGAAAGGTAAAAATCCGGATCACGTTGCTGATATGATCCATAAGTGGAGAACGTGGGAAGTTGTTTTTGAGGGTGCGCTGTAATGCCAATAGCGAATTACAGAATAGAATGGAACGATGAAAGCGTTATCCGTGCCATCGAGGGCGCTGTTAAAGTTGCGACAAAAGAAGGCGCAAAAAAGGTGGCGGCAACTGCGCGGCGGCTATGTCCGGTGGAGAAGACCGGCAAGCAGGATAAATGGGGCAATCGGCCTGGATCATTAAAAGCGTCTATTAGGGTTGAAAAGAGCAAGTTTAAGAATGGCGGATATCTTGTCAAGGTCGGTGGTAAAGGTGCTTGGGGCGATCCGTTCTATGCGCCATTTGTGGAGTTGGGCACGCCGGGAACATCATATCAAACGCATGCTCCGAAAAGAAGCGGGCCAAGGTCATCGATAAAAGCACGCGCTTTCCTGCGGCCCGGGCTGGCGAGAAATAAACGGAAGTTTAAAAAAATGTTTCAAAACGAAATCGCTAAAACACTGAGCAGAAAATGAAAGAACTCTTTACCGGCCTGATGACATACTTTAACGCTGTGAAAACTGCGGGTGGTTTCTATGCGGCTATCGGCGGTCGGTTGAGCAATACTTTTGCTAAACAAAAAACGGCTTATCCATACGCGGTTTTCTTCCTGGTGGTCGATGTTGCGGAATGGCGTTTCGGTGGCGAAATGCAGGATGATATTATTATTCAATTCAATTTGTTTTCAGACAAAAATTCAGGAGTTCAAGTCAATGATTTGTACACAAAGCTAAAGGCACGGTTTGATAACTGTGAGTTGACCGTTTCAGGGTATCGGCACATTACTTTTACGCGGACCATGGCACGACTTTTAAGGGATGAGGAACGGGCAGTCTGGCAATATTCGGTTGAATATGACATTATGATCGAGAAATGAAATCTTTATTTAAAAAATATGATGGCCAAACGATTAACATCGTCGGGAGTGGTTCATCGATTAGATATTTAAACAAAGATTATTTTATTGATGGTCCGGTGGTGGCGTTGAATTTGGCTATTGTCTCTGTTGAAAAACTTGATTTATTAAATCCGATTTATTCAATGCAAAAGGATAAAGGGCGGTATGTAAAAACTAAAAATAGCCGCTTAGGAGTCTCTAATCCTACGTGCGACCGTGCTCTTGGTTGTGGGGAGATTTGTGGGCCGTGTCCGACAAAAGTACGACCGAAAAAAGCAACGCTATTGCTTGACATGAATGATTCGGCTTGCTGTTTTCCTGATTATAATCCCCGTATTTTAATCAATCAAGGCGGCCTTGGATTGAAATGGGACATGGCATCATTCTTTGTGGCGCTTCGGTTAGGGGGTTTCTTTGGTTGCCTAAAATATCGGATTATTTCGTGCGATACTATTGCCGGAATTGATAACGTGTATCAGTACCGAGGGCAGCATAGAATATCGAAAGTTTTTTTACCAACTATAAACTATGAATTTATAACACCAACTAAAAAGGACGGAGCAAAATGAGAAAAGTATCGATTATAATTCCAGTGGTACGACCAGATAAAGCGGAGCGGTGCCGAAAAGCGATCATCAAGAATGCGGGTATCCCTCCGCATCAATATGAAATTGTTACTGAACAAGACGTGGACGGCATCGGCTGCCCGGCTATGGTCAAACAGCTCACAGCGGCCACACGGCACGATCTTGTTATGTTCCTGGGTGATGATACCGTTCCGGAGCCGGGGTTTCTTCTGGCGGCTCTCACGGCCATGGATACCCTGCTGGACGGATGGGGCGTGGTCGGCTTAAACACCGAGGGGCCAAAATTCGGTGTTAATGATCCGCTTATTCCCAAAAATAGCAACCCTTTGGCGCATTGGATGGCGGACAAGCGGATGCTTGAGCATATACCCGGCGGCAACTTTTTCCCGACTGATTACCGGCATTGCTTTGGAGATAATGAGTTGTATGATATCGCGGATGGACTTGGCCGGTGGGTGTTTGCTGCCGATTCGAAAATCAAGCATGATCATCCGGTTAATACCGGCGATGAAATGGATGATCTATTAAAAAAGGCGTATTCGAAAGAGAATTTAAAGCACGATCAAAACACATATTTAAAAAGAAAAATAGATCGGATGCGTAATTGCAGCTATACGGGTATCAAGCTGGCGCTGGCATATCCGGTGACATATGAAATCCTATACGCCCAATTCTGTTTTACCAATTTGAATATCGTGTGCCAATACATTACCGGTGCAATGCGCGACGGTGCGGGCATGCCTCAGATCGATATTTTATTGCCGATTCATCCGGGTAATCATGACGCTGTGCGGAACAATTTGGTGAGCCAGGCGTTGAATAAGGGTTGCACACACATATTGATGATGGACACGGATCAGGTTTATTATGATTCGGATACAATCAAAAAGCTATTGGCTCACAATAAGCCAGTGGTAGGTGCCCGGGTTCATCGCCGGTATCCTCCATTTGATCCAATTCTTCTTAGGGAAACGGAAGATGGTCGGCATTACCATATGGATTATGATGAAATCGATCGCATCGTAACTGCCGGCGAAACTGTCAAAGTACCAGCGACCGGCTGCGGCTGTATTTTATATGATACTAAAGTTTTCCTTGACATAGATCCGCCATGGTTTCTGCACACCAAAACTGCGGCGGGTCGAACAAAGGGTGAAGACATATATTTTTGCGAGCAACTAAGGCGGAGCGGATATGATATCTTTGTCGATACGTCGATTAATATATCTCATCTTTCAATTCAGGAAATTGGGATGGATCAATATCGACTGTATCAAAAACTGTATGAAAAACAGAACGAAAAATTAAACGAGGTGGATCATGGCTAAAGAATCAAAAGCGAGTTTTTTCGGCAAGGTAACAATCGGCGACGTCTCTGTGCTCGGTATGGGAACATGGACTTGGAGTGGATTCACGAGGGATACGGTCGAGGATATCGAGTTTGGTATAGGGATAGCAACCTATGAAATGGATGTTCTGCGACCGGGTACGATTAGTTTTGACGGCAATTACAAAAAAGACGATACGACAGGCCAGGACGAACTTCGGTCGTATCATATCAACGAAGTCGAAATGACCGACATTCGATTTTATGTTGACTCGGTATCCTATTACACGCCGAACAGCACAACAGCTGCCGGTGGCGGCCTCCTGGAAGGGGAAGAAGTTGCAAGTGTAATTATCACGTCGGTTGATCCGATTGCTTTCAGCTTGGGATCCGTCGGCAAAATCGGTTTCAGCGTACAACTGACCGGCCATATGCGGCTTATTTAATCACATCGCGCGGGATAGGGGATTCAAGACCGAAAAGCGTGTTTGCTCCGGCACGCCTTCCCGCGCTATCTTTTAACGGAGCCATAACGATAAATAGGAGTACGGAGCAATGCCTTTTGACTTAAAAAACACGAATCCGGCGGAACGGTTTTACTATCCTGACTATGCAACGGCAATGGCCATGCCCGAAGATAAGCGGGAATGGGTTGAACAACGGCTTTGTATCGGTGATCCGCTAAAAGAGATCGAAAAGCAGACCGATACCAAAAAGTTTGAGCATGTTCAGCCGAAGAAAAAGAACGGAAAAATTAATCACCGGGCACCATTACAGCGAATTGAATTTGTTGAAACGGATGAAGAACTGCACCATGAATTGACGTTTGATTTCACAATTTATGATTGGCAGATTTTTGACGATAACGGCAATCCGATCCCGTGCAACCTGGAAAATAAAATGATCATGCTCGGCATCTTTAAGTTCAATCAGTTTGTCGGTGAAAACATGGAAAAGCAAGTCGACGGCGATAAAGAACGGGCGGAGGATCAGGAATCAAATTTGCCGACTACTGTGAGCGGATCTCAGGAAAGCCGGACTGTAAAGTCTGCCGGGAAACATACGCCGCATACGAAGACGGAGAAGAACCCGACTGCGAAAACTGCTTAGATGATTTAAAAATACCGGAATTGTTACCGGAAAATATCGAAGTCTATGAGATTTACGACATGATACGCAATCAGCATATTATGGGTGCATCCGGGCCGGTTGATCTAAACCTGATACCTGTTTTCGAGGTGATGAACCGACGCGGCGTTAAAGACTGGGAGCGTTGTCTTAATCTTCTCCGGATGGTTTACGATCTGGATATTAAACGGCTGTATAGGGATAAATAATGGGCGCGAGTTTAGGTGCTGCATATGTTGGCATCCGTGGTGACCGGAAACATTTAAAAGGTGATTTTAACAAAGCCCTTAGAACCACGGACACCTTCGCCGGCAAGATGCAAAAGCGGATTAGTCGTATCAATTTCAAGGTGATCGGTATTGCGGCGGCTGCGGCGGCAACTGCGGCTGTATACGCCATGAGAAAGGTTATTAATGTTGCCTCTGACCTTCAGGAAACAACCGGTAAATTCGACGTGGTGTTTAAGGGTCAAGAAGCCGTCGCGCGTGCATGGTCGAGAACTCTGGTTGATGCTTATGCCATGTCAACCAGAGAATCCAAATTATACTTATCATCGATTCAAGACCTATTAGTTCCGATGGGTATGAATGCAGAGGCGGCCGGAAAGATGTCGTATGAGGTTGTTAAGTTATCTGCAGACCTGGGTAGTTTTAACAACCTTCCCACGGCTCAAGTTATGGCGGACATGGAAAGTGCGCTGGTAGGCAATTTTGAAACGATGAAAAAATACGGAATTGTTTTAAATGAAACCGTGGTAAAGCAAGAAGCGTATGATTTAGGGTTGGTCAAAACAGGTGAAAAATTAAATGCTGCACAAAAATCACAGGCGGCATATTCTCTTATGGTTAAAGGATCAGCCGCAGCCGTTGGTGATCTTGCAAAAACGTCGGATAGTTATGCCAATTTGGTAAAAAAATTAACGGCTATGGTTGAAGATATCACGGCCTTTATTGGCGATCAATTTTTACCTATTGCATCCAATGTGGTTAAATGGGTAAATAAATGGATCAAGGCGAATCAGGAACTTATTAGGCAAAAAATACAAGACTATATTAAAACAGTAAAAGACGTAGCCATACTTTTAGGTGATGCGTTAAAAATAGTATGGGACTTGCTTATAGCTCCACCATTAGCGGCTATTAAATTTATGCAAGATTTAAGCGGTGAAACCGAAACGGCCACCGAAAAGGCAAAGGATTTAAAAGCCGAATTGGTAGAAGCCCCGGGTGAAATCAAAACAGCTTGGATGGATTTACTCGGTTTTTTTACTGTGTGGGGTGATAATATAGTTGATGTTGTTAGCGCATCATTTAAGACAATACTGAAAACAATCTATGCGGTATTGAATCAAACGGGCCGTCTGCTTGAATTGGCATTTCGGACGTATAATAATATAACGAGTGGACATTTTAAACAAGTCATAAAGGATGTTAAAACGTTTGCCAAAGATACAAAGAATGTTTTCGGCAAATTGGGTAGCAGTATTTCATCGGATTGGAAATCAGCTATTGATCGGATGATGAAACGGTGGAAATTTTTTGATAAAGACTTGGAGCTTCGATTTAAAAACGCGAAACGGAATGCCGAAAAAGCCTTTAAGGGAATACGAACCGCATCTCAAATGGCAGCTGATGGATTAAAAATAGACACGGAAGTTATGGGAATTTCGTGGGCTCAATACATGAAAGACATTGAGGACGAAGCCACAACAACATGGGCCGTCTTGACTGATCTTCCGACGGATATGCTTGACGCTATTGAACTCGGCAACCGTCTGGCAGAACAGGATTTTGCAGATACATACTCAACTATCGAAAAAAATACCATAGATTTTGCCGGCGTTGCATCAAGATCGTTATCAGAAAGTTTCTTTGCTGTAATTAAAGGGGATATAACGTCACTCGGTGGTGTGTTTAAAAGTTTCATTGATGCGATGATACGGCAGCTTACGGATTTTCTTGCATCCAAGGTTGTTTCGAGTATAATAAAATTATTTAGCGGCGGATTGTTTGGTGGCGGTGGATCAGGTGGCGGTGGAATTTTAAGCGGTATTCTTAGCGGTATCGGGAAGATTTTTGGATTTCAAGAAGGCGGTATCGTACCAGGGGAAGGTCCACAGCTTGCCATGGTACACGGAGGGGAGATTGTTTTGCCGCTTGACGCATCAAAACAAATTACAAGCGGTAATCTTTCGCGTGGATCTTTTGGTGGTATCCAAAGCGGTGGAAATAATTTAGGTTCAGCCGGGGCAACAACAGTGGGCGGCAAGCCATTTACCGGTGATCCTGTCTTGCCGGACGATATAACCAAAACGGTCGGCCTTGCATCACTCCTGGGGGCTTTGAGCGGTGGCGGTGTTGGTGCTTTTTCGGGTGCGATTGGCGCACTTTTGACCGAGGGATTTAAGGCTGCCTTTGGTTTCCGGGGCGCTTTCTTTGATGTGCCGGCGTTATTGGCACGAACATTGGGCGGGCCGATCGGGGCGATATTAAGCCCTGTAATCGGCATGCTCGGGGATGCGATTGGCGACCTTACAAATCTCAGGAGTAAAGAACCATTACGCGATATGCTTGAGAGTTCTTTTGGATATAAAGGCGGGCGGCTTGGTTTTGCAGAATCATTTCACGACAAAGTTGGAACTGAAGAAGATCCGCTCGGCGTTGATCAAACTATTGCTAATTTTACCGGAATATTTGACGGCTTTATTGAAAAAAATAAAGAGGCGTATGCAGGCTTCGGTATTGATGTTCAAGCATTGCAAGACGAAAACTTTGGAGAGCTTGCTAGATCGATGGGGTTTACGACCAGTCAAGTCGAATTTTCGTTAAAAGATTTTGGAGTAAATGCAGAAAAAATGTCAGCAGCTTTCGGTTTAGAAGTTGATAAGGTTGGAATAAAAGGCAGAACATTTTCCCAGCACGGCATAAGCGCCATGTCAAATCTGGAAGCGGCTACCATGAACATGGGCCTGGGCATATCGGCGGCGGCAGTGGACATGGGAACATCTATCGAAACTACTATGGAGGCGATGGACAGAGCATCGTTTGATCTCGGTGCTTCAATGACTGACGCTCTTGGCGAATTTGGAGAAGTTACAACGACAGCCATTGATGATATAAGTATAGATGTCGGTGACTTTTCAGCTTCATTTGGGAATGCCATGGAAACTGCCGAAAATAATGTCAATGACGCGGTTGACAGGGCGAATGATGCAGCCAATAACGCAAGAGATGCGGCTGACAGGGCTGGAACCGACGGTGGAGACTCAGGGCAAGACTCAGGGCAAGACACAGGCGGTTACGGTACAGGGCAGGGTGGCGATGTCGATACGGACACGGGCTATGCAACCGGTTCATGGTTTACCCGGGCGGGTGGTCGAACGCATGCAGGTGAAATCGTTATCCCACGATCAGAAGCGGATAAGGTGCGTAAAAGCAAAATAACCGGCGGCGGTCAAGACAGTGGACGTCCGATAAAAATAGTTCTGCAGATCGGCCGGTCTGAATGGGCAGCCGAAGTGAATGCGATCAGGGATGTTGAACGGGTCAAGCTGGCAAAACGCCCGGTTGGATCAAGAAGGATTTCCTACTAATGTTATTGGTTCAAAAAACCATAAACGCGGTTGTCAATAAGATTTCAACGGAAACTCAACATTTAGCTGCGCCGTATTATAATCATATTTTCAACATGGATTCGCTAAATCAGGGAATCCCCAAAGCATACGGCGGATATTTCCGGGCGGACATGGGCGGATATTCTCTTTCCCCGGCGTTGTTTGCAGACGATTGGCCTCCGCCGGTAAGTTGTGCGGTTTCAATGGCGTACTCGGCAACGACGGAAGCGGCGGCAGTTAATTTTTTAACTGGCACGGCGCATCGGTCACAGTTTAATCGGGAATCGATTGATTATGCTATTTATTCCCCACAAAATAGCTATGTATTGCCTGATTCAACGGCCTTTGACGATACCCTTGTCAACGCACTAACATGGATGGTTAATGCTGCCAGAATGGATCTGACGCTTGATAGCACGCTTGCACGCAATCCTTCACCGACGGTTGACTATACGACCAGCGGCGAGCAACTCGGAATAGATTTTTTAAGCGATTTAACAGCGTTTTTCTCTCATATGTTTTATATTTCGGGGAGCACGTTATACCTGCTGGACATGGCAGCCGATAACGGATCGCGGACATTGGCAGAGAATGATTATTTTGCGCCGGTTGAATCTCCGGTCGATTATTTCAACAACGTGCCTTGCGCGATTGCAAAGGCCGGGGAGTATAGTCAGCAATCTGCACATCTTTATGGTGACGAAATAGCAGAAACCGCTTTTGAAACCGAACAGGCAAAAATTGAGGCGGCACTTGCGTTGATCATCACATATCAAAATAAAGATCGGGCACGGCTTGCGATTCCGTTTATCGGTGATCTTCCATCGCCGGGTGAAAAAATATCATGGACTGATACATCTCAAGTGGTTTCAACCGATATGTGGATCCGGGCCCGGATTATTCAATACGATTTCGACAATGATCAAATCATTATCGAGGGCGAAGGCGCGGTGAGCGAAACATGAAAGTTCTATATCCAAATAGTTACGCAACCACAATCGAAGCATCGGAAGCGGATGCTTCGTATCCGATTACAAATGTTCAGGATAGCAATACTCAAAAAATATGGAAAGCAACCAGCGCGGATGTGGTCGTTTCGCTGATGTGTACGGCTGGCGCAACTGCGGTGGTTGTTTTCAATACGAATGCCACGGCAATCAGTGTCGTTACTCGGCAAAGCCTTGGCCTTGATCCGCAAGCCGATAATGCGTCGTGGGGTTTAGACACTCAGTTGGCGGACGCGTCGTGGGGATTGCAACCGACATTACAAACAGCGATATCTGCGGATTATGACATATCAGCGTCTACCATCGGTCAGCTTTGGGCAGACTTTGCGACATATACCGAATCATTTGTCGTTGATCTTGTAATGACGGCGGCAGCCGGGACGGTAATTCAGGCCGGAATAATTCAAGCAGGAATACCTAAAGAATATAAAGATCCGCAATATGTAATACCTGAAGGATTTAAGGATTATTCAATAAAAAAAGAATTAAACTCTGGCGGATTTTATGTGCGTAAAAGATCGGTGGCAAGACGGCTTTCTTTTCGGTTGCTTGAGGATCGGGACGTTGATTTTTACGAGTTTATGTATGACGTAGTTCAAGTAGTCGGGCCGGGACCGCTGGCATGGCGAATTGTTTCTAAAAATAACACGGATTGGGAATGGATCATATTTGCGTTGTTTGATGACGAATTACCGCAAGGTTCCCATGATCATAAAAAATATAGTTATATTGATATTGCATTAATAGAGGCGATATAAAATGGCAACTCCCAAACTTTGGTATGCGACTTCACGAACGGGCGGCGGTGCAAAGGCGCTGGATGCGATAGACGGCGACTCGTTAACCGATCTGGATGTCAGCATTGTTTTAGCATCGAATAAAGCATATTTTTATATACTTGACGATGACGCCAGCGGCGCCGAATTGGACCCGAGCATTATTAATCCAGACACAAACCCTGGTACCAAATCATGGATTTTGCAAAGGACCGGAATATCGTTTTTGCAGGGACAAGTTTTTAGTTAAAAAACAGGGAGAATTTTAAAATGGCTATCGGCGATGCAGTAGCAAAAGCACTTTTGAGCGGATCAACGAACGGTAGGGGCATAAAGGTTGTTCAAGCGGCAACGGCAGGGACGGCCATTCACACGGCTGTAGCGGGGGCACTATCGATAGATGAGGTGTGGTTATGGGCCTTGAATACGCACTCTGCGGCAGTTGATTTAACTATCGAATGGGGTGGCGTGACAGATCCTGATGATTTAATCAATTTCGATGGCATTCCGGTCGAAGCGGGACCGACTTTGATAGTACCTGGATGGTGCTTAAACGGTGGGCTTTCCATTGCCGCATTCGGTTCTGTTGCAGATGTGCTTGTCATTTTTGGGTTTGTTAATAAATTAACGTAGGGGGCATCATGACACGTTCAGCGTATAAAAGCCGGTTGATGCTTCCGCCATTTTCGCACTTTGCGCCATTATTTCCCGATCTTCAAACCTTTCTGGCAACAGG